ATTAACAACTGCACAAGTTAGAAGTAAGGTATCTGCTGGAACTGGGATTAGTTACAATTCATCTACAGGTGTAATAACCAATACAGTTACAAACACAAATACTCAACTTTCCGATGAAGCGGTTGCTGAAATAGTTACAAAAGCTGGGTTTATAAAAACAGATACTAACACCCAATTATCAGCAGCTCAAGTAAGAGCTAACTTCTCAGCTGGTACTAACGTATCAATAACTTCCGCAGGTGTAATATCATCAACGGATACAAACACCACTTATTCAGTTGGTGATGGTGGGTTAACACAAAAGAATTTTACCTCAACATTAAAAACTAAGTTAGATGGAATAGCAACTGGAGCAAACAACTATAGTTTCCCTTACACAGTTTCATCAGCTGCTGGTAATAGTACGGTAGTTCAACGAAATAGTAGTGGTTACATATTTGCTAATTATTTCAATGGTACAGGAACATTTAGTACTTCTGGGGCAACTTCAGGAATGGGATTATTTACTGGTACAAATGGAACTGATACTTATGGTCGTTCTTATACAGCCGCTGCAGCTAGAGCATTATTAAATGTAGCAGATGGGGCAACTAATGTAACTAATAACTCTCAAATTGCTAACGGAAGAGGATATATAACATCATATACAGATACAAATACTCAACTTTCCGATGAACAGGTTGCTGAAATAGTTACAAAAGCTGGGTTTGTAAAAACAGATACTAACACCACATATACAGCAGATGGAAACTATGGTATTACTTTAAGTGGAACTACGTTCCGTTTAGAAGATGATAGAAGAAGAAACTCAACTGCAACTGATGTTTATTCAGGTAATACACATGATTTCACTTGGTACGATGCAGATGTAGGTATTAGATGGTACACTGCTGGTGGTGAGGATATGAGATTGTTAGATAATGGTACATTACACGTTGATGGTGATGTTGTAGCATATTCTTCAACAATATCAGATGAAAGACTTAAAGATAACATTAAAACAATTGAAAATCCATTAGATAAAATCAAAGCACTTAGAGGTGTTGAGTATGATTGGAATAATGGTAATAGAAAAGGTAAACATGATTTAGGGCTTATAGCACAAGAAGTTGAATCGGTTATTCCTGATATAGTACATGAACACACACTACCATATGTAGAAGGTGAGGAAGATACACTATATAAGACTGTAGATTATGAAAAAATGGTAGCAGTTCTAATTGAAGGTATGAAAGAACAACAAACTCAGATAGATTCGTTAAAATCGGAACTAACTGAAATCAAAGGGAAGTTGTAATGGCATTAGCAGCATCAGGTCAGATATCAATTAGTCAAATCAATACTGAGTTGGGTAGAACATCTACCACAGCCAATACTTCATTAACACAATGTAGTGATGGGACTAATGGTACTATTAATACGGCAAATGCAGCCGCTGATAGACCAGATAGAACAGCACCTCATTCAATGAGTGAATTTTATTCATATAACCACACCTTATCAGCTTTAAAAGATTTTCTTGGTACTACCTTTTCTGAAAGAGGTGAAGTTTGTGGTAATGAGCCTGAGACTAAATATTGGCACGATGGTTCAGGAGAATCCCCAGCAATAGGTGATTTGATATATACTGATTCAGCTGGTTCAACGGAACTTAGTGATGGGTGGATTGGCTTATCTACTACGACTGGATTACAATATGCTTCAGAGGTGAAAGAACTTTACCTATGTAGAAAAAAATAGATAACTATCTGATTATCAGATAGCTATGATAGTGATAGTGAAAAGTACTGAGTATCAATAAGTTATGAATCTAAGTGATTCTTAAAGATTCTCATATTTATATAAAAGAATTAGGAGATTATAAATGGCAGTAAACATTCCAATATGGCCGGGTTCATCATCATTTTCAGCTGGTAATACACCATTTGGACATTATGATACCGATTCAGAATTTCAATCATCAGTTGATAAGACAGCTGAATGGTGCGCAAAACGATTAGGTTATCCTATAGTTGATATAGAACTGCAGGATATAAACTTCTATGCTTGTTTCGAAGAAGCAACTACAGAATACTCATCTCAAGTTAATCAATTTAATATTAGAGAAAATTTACTTAATCTAAAAGGACACCCTACATCATCTAATGTATCTCAAACTCAACTTGATGCAAACTTAGGTGGTTTAGTAACATTAGCTAAAGATTATGGTACAGAAGCTGGTAGTGGTGGTAGTGTAACATATTATACTGGTTCATTTGAAGCTAAAAAAGGACAGCAAGTTTACGATTTAAAAGATGTATCTAATTCAGGCGCATCTTTAGAAGTAGGTACTATAGGAGTTGATGAATTTGAAATCAAAAAGATGATGCATAACGCACCACCTGCGATGGTAAGATACTTTGACCCATTTGTAGGAACTGGTTTAGGTTCACAACAAATGATGGATACTTTTGGATGGGGTAATTACTCACCAGGTGTTTCATTTATGATGCAACCACTTTATGATGATTTATTAAGGTTACAAGCAATTGAACTTAATGATATGGTTCGTAAATCTCAATATGGATTTGATATTCAGAATAACAGAGTTAGATTATTCCCAATACCTGAAACACCATATACAGTACACTTCCATTATGTATTATTATCAGAAAGAAATAATCCAATAGTGGCTACTTCTGTAGTATCTGATTATTCTAATGTAAGATACGATAGAATTGAGTATAGTAAGATTAATCACGTTGGAAAACGATGGATTGAAAAATATACATTAGCATTAGCTAAAGAAATGTTAGGTGCAGTAAGAGCTAAGTTTAGTTCAGTACCAATTCCTAACTCAGAAATAACATTAGATGGTGCAGATTTAAGAAGCGAAGCTGCTACTGAAAAAGAAATCTTAATTACAGAATTAAGAGAGAATTTAGAAGCTACTTCTAGAAAAGCATTACTTCAAGCACAGCAAGAAGAATCAGAAGCAATGGAATCTACATTAAATAGAGTACCTAGGGCAATTTATATAGGGTAAATTATGGCATTATTCGGTGGACAAAGAGATATGGCTCTGTTTAGTAAAATAAACAAAGAGTTAATTACAGATATCATAGATACTGAAGTGTATTACTATAAGGTCATCATAGAAGATACAAAACAAAACTTATATGGTGAAGGTAAAAATAAGGTATATTACAATCCTGTAAAAATACCAACATTAGTTGATAGAACAAATGCTGAAGCTGTATTCGATGAATTTGGTTCATCTTATACTAGAAGTGTAAACTTTTACTTCCTAAGAGATATTTTAAAAGAGAAAAACATACTTCCTGCAATTGGTGATGTAATAGAATGGAATGATGAACAACATATTGTAGATGTAACATTCCAAAATCAATTCGTTGCTGGTAAAAACCCAACTACTTGGGATGGTGGTGATGAGCATGGGTATAGTGTATCTATTATATGTGAAACGCATGTAGCTAGAAGAAGTCAACTAAAATTAAAAGATGATTTTAGAGTAGGTGTTAATAAAGATAATAATGATTTACCAATAGGAATCTAAAATGGCACAACGATACAGAACACATAGAGATGATAAGATAGATTTGAAAAGAACTCAGAATTCTTTTTCAGATGACCCTATGTTAGATAAATCTAAACAGATATCTCGTAGAAACGATGATGTAAAAAATGTATCTGTTGGGATATATGATATAGATTTAGCATTTAAAAGTTTTTTAGAAACTGATGTTAAACCTATTATAGAAGAGAATGGAAAGTTTATTCCTGTTCCTGTAATGTATGCAAATGCAGAAAATTGGTCATCAGCACAGAGAGATGGGTTTCTAAAAGATAACAATGGTAAAGTACAAACACCTCTTATTTCATTTAAAAGAAACGCATTAGATGTGAATACTGAAATATCTAAACTAAAAGTTAGAACTGATTTAGATTCTTCACAAGCGTTTGTTAAAACATATTCAAAAGAAAATAGATACGATTCATTCTCACAACTTACAGACCAACAACCTGTAACAGAACATTATATAGTAGACAGACCTGATTATGTAAATTTAACATACGATGTTATAATATGGTGTGATTTTATGGAAGATTTGAATAAGTTAGTAGAGCAAATCATATACTTTCAAGGTGGTACATTTGGTGAACGATATAAATTCCAAATAAAAGGTGAATCATATTCATTTGATACAACTAATGGGGTAGGTGAAGAGAGAATAGTAAAAGCTAATGTATCTCTTACAGCCAAAGCATATATAGTGCCAGAACAGACTGGATTGAAGATAAATACTTCAAAAGCATTTGGTTCTTCAAAGGTTGTTTGGAAATTAAACCCAAAAATTTAATCTTTACAAAAATAATTTCATATTTATATACACATAAAGTATAATAATTAAATTTAAAAACAAAAGTTATGGCAGAAGTAAACACAATCAAAGAAAAAGAAGTTATCAATATCGATGAAAAAGATATTGCTAAAGTTAAAGAATTCAGAACCGAGTTTGCTGAGGTTACAGCAAGAATTGGTGAGATAGAGGTAGAACGTTTGAATGCAGTAATGATATTAGAAAATATTACAGCTGCACAATCAAATTTATCTGACAAGTTTAGGTCTTTAAGAAGTGGAGAGCGTGAAATCACCGAAGAATTTCAAAAGAAATATGGTGAAGGAGAGTTTAACATAGAAGAAGGTACTTTTACACCTATCTCATAAATATAATCGTTTTGAGTTTTTTGATGTATTTATAGATATAATAAAAACCAAAAGAAATTAATAGGAGAATAAAATGGCAGAAAGAATAGTAAGTCCTGGAGTATTTACAAGAGAAAAGGACTTGTCATTTCTACCTCAAGGGATTGGCGAAATTGGAGCAGCATTAGTAGGTTCAACATTAAAAGGACCAGCATTCGTTCCAACAACAGTATCATCATTTTCAGAGTTTCAGCAAGTATTCGGTGGATTGACTTTAGATTCATATTTACCATATACGGCTCAAACTTACTTAGAAGATGCTGGAACAGCAACAATCGTTAGAGTATTAGGAAAAGACGGGTACACTCTGGAAAACCCAATAGCATTGAAAGTATCATCATCACTTGGTGAGAAAGTAGTAGCAGTACTACACCCAACACATGAAATTGTATCAGATGTAGATGTATTTGATGATTCAGCAATTGCTGACCATTTCGGTAGTACACCAGTATCAGCATCTTTGTTTACATTAACTGTAAATGGTTCTGAAGCTGTATCAACAGATTACTCAGCATCATTAAACCCAACAAGCGATAACTATTTCACAAAATCATTTGGATTTTCTCCAAAAGGTTCTGAAGAAGCTTATGTTTTATCAAACTTTAAAAACTTCCAATCAGATGTATTTGCATTAGATGGGGAGATTCCTGTAGTAACATTGGATGTTTTAAAAGATGTAGATTACACAAAAGCTTATACTGAAGCATCTACTCCGTGGATTACTTCACAAAAAGTAGGTGGTAACACAACTAACTTAATTAAATTCCATACACTATCTCATGGTACGGCAACTAACTACGAATTTAAAATCGGTATTCAAGATGTTAAAGTAGCTGGTTCAGTTCCTGGTTCTGAGTATGGTTCATTTACTGTAGTAGTACGAAGAGTAGACCAAGATAAGATTGCTGGTTCACCATTCGTAGGCATAGTTGATTCAGATATCAGACCAAACTTAGTTGAACAATTTCAAGGTGTTAACTTAGATCCTGATTCACCAAACTTTATCGTAAGAGTAATTGGTGATAAGTATATTACTGTAGATGATGATGGTAAATTATCAACAAATGGTGATTACGCTAACAATTCAGCAAATATTAGAGTTGAAGCTTCACCAGCAGTAATGAACAAAGCAATTGATGAAACTTTAGTACCTTTCGGATTTGGAGCATTACAAAATCCATTCGGAACTAAATTCGATTTACCTGCACCAACTATGGTATCTAACCAACAAATCAATCAATCATATAATCCTAAGAAATTCTACGGATTAGATTTTGATTTCGCAGTTAACGATAATAGAAACTTCCTATCACCAACTCCTGATTCGGCAACGGCAGTAGTAGGTACGGCATTCTATTTAGGTGATTATAACCAAGAAGCTGGAGCTAACTACCCATCATCAGCATCACCAAATACTGATAAAATATCATTAGATAACGCTAAAACTACGATTAACTCTCGTAAGTTCTTAGTACCATTTCAAGGTGGATTTGATGGATTCAAACCTTCTAGAGTTGTATCTTTAGGAAACGATATTGTTTCTGGAAATACGCAAGGATGGGATTGTTCATCAAACACAGCAGCTGGTACATTAGCATATAGAAAAGCAATTAACGCTGTATCTAATCCTGATGAATTTGATATCAATATGTTAGTAATTCCTGGTCTTATCCACAGATTACATTCTTCAGTAACAACATTTGCTAAAGATATGTGTGAAGATAGACAAGATACATTCTTTATTATGGATGCATCAGCATGGGGTGATTCAATTTCAACGGCAGTTAACGCTGTTCAACCATTTGATTCAAACTATGTAGCATCTTACTACCCTTGGGTTAAGATACTGAATACTGACAAAAACAAACCTGTTTGGGTTCCGCCATCTGTAGTACTTCCGGGTGTTATAGCATTTAATGACCAAGTTGCAGCCGAATGGTTCGCACCTGCTGGTTTAAATAGAGGTGGATTAACTTCAGTAATTGAAGCTAAGACAAGATTGACTAGAGTTGAGAGAGATGCACTTTACGAAGGTAGATTGAATCCTATCGCAACATTCCCTGGTCAGGGTGTAACTGTATTTGGACAGAAAACATTACAAGCAAAACCATCGGCATTGGATAGAATCAATGTAAGAAGATTGTTAATCGCAGTGAAGAAATTCATCGCATCATCTACTCGTTACTTAGTGTTCGAAAACAACACAGCAGCTACGAGAAATAGATTCCTATCAATCGTTAATCCTTACTTAGAATCAATTCAACAAAGACAAGGTTTATACGCATTTAGAGTGAAGATGGATGAAACCAACAACACACCAGATGTAATCGATAGAAATATAATGGTGGGTGAGATATTCTTACAACCAGCAAAAACAGCAGAATTTATAGTTCTTGACTTCAACGTACTACCAACTGGAGCAGCATTTCCAGAATAGTATATAAATAATATCTTAGTTCCCCTAATATTTTTAGGGGGACTAACTATTTTTTAAAAAGAACTATATTTATATTAAAGAATTAGAAACAGAGGAAAACAAAAATGGCACAATTATTAGACCCAACAGAAGTAATGTTTACATCATTCGAACCGAAGATGTCAAACAGATTCATTATGTACATAGAAGGAATTCCAGCGTACTTAGTGAAAGCCGCCAACAGACCAGAAATAGCAAATGGTAAAGTTACCATAGACCATATTAATGTTAGAAGATATGTAAAAGGTAGAAGTGAGTGGAGTAGTTTAACTATATCATTATATGACCCGGTAGTTCCATCAGCAGCACAAGCAGCAATGGAATGGGTAAGATTACACCACGAATCAGTAACAGGCCGTGATGGTTACTCTGATTTCTACAAAAAAGATATCACATTTAACAGTTTGGGTCCTGTAGGTGATAAAGTAGAAGAGTGGACATTAAAAGGAGCATTTATTGAAACAGCAAAGTTCTCAGATATGGACTATACTGGTGAAGATATCGCAACTGTAGATTTAACACTAGCATACGATTACGCAATATTACAATACTAATTATCAAATTATACTAAGTATTACAAATTTAGAAACCCTTACTATTAATTTAGTAGGGGTTTTTTCGTTTAATTAGTTTAATTAATATTATTTGTATATTTATATAAGGTTAACCAACATTAAATAAGTTTTAAAACGAGAAACGTTATGAGCAAAGAAAAATTACAAGATGATTACAAAAACCCAGTATCCGCAGCGGATATGGTTGAGCTCGCTAAACAGCAGTATGAGCAAAAAAAGGTTTCTGATTACAAATTCCCAACAGAAATCGTAGATTTACCATCAAAAGGATTAGTTTATCCAAAAGATAACGCCCTTTCAAGTGGTAAAGTGGAAATGAAGTATATGACAGCTAAAGAAGAGGATATACTTACTACACAATCTTACATAAAAGATGGTTCAGTATTAGATAGATTGTTTCAATCATTGATTATATCAAATGGTGATGGAGCTCCTGTAAAATACATAGATATCACATTAGGTGATAAAAACGCAATTATGATTGCGGCTAGAATCTTAGGATATGGTAAAGATTATGAAGTAGAGATTGATGACCCAACACAACCAGGTACGATGCAGAAAGAAGTTATTGATTTAACTCAATTTGAATCTACAGATTATGATGGTTCAGGTCAAACAGAACTACATAAAAACGAATATGAGTTTGAATTACCACAATCTAAAAGGAAAGTAACCTTTCAAGCATTAACTGAAAGTAAGGAAAGAAAAATCAAACATCAATTAGAAGCACAAAAGAAAGCATCTAGAAAGTTGAATGATAAGACTGATAAACAACTTACTATCAGATTAAAAAATACAATAGTATCAGTAGATGGTGATACAGACCAAACTACAATCAATCACTTCGTAGAAAACGAATTATTTGCGGCCGATTCAAGGGCTCTCAGAACGCATATAAACAAAGTCGTACCAGATGTTGATTTAACTTATGAATTTATATCTGATGAGACCGGGGAAGGGAGAGATATGCTACTGCCTATGGGGCTTGGCTTTTTTTGGCCTCAATCTTAGTTATAGGAAGCATTTACACTCTCACATTTTTGATTTGATATTCCACGGAAATGGTGGATTCAACTTTACTGATGTTTACAATATGCCTGTTTGGGCAAGAAAATTCTATATAGGTAAAATTGTAGAATTTAGACAAGAAGAACAGAAAGCACATGATAAAGAAATGAAGAAAGCTAAATCAAGAAGAAGATAATATTAATACCCAATGAATTTTTTGATGATTTGTTGGGTATTTCTATATTTATATACAACTAACAAATAAGGGATACATTAACATGGCCAAAATAACCAAATCAAAACTTACAGAGATGTTGAAATCAAAGGGTCTCTCTGAAGGGTTCTTATCTAACTTTTTTAAGAAAATTAAACTTGCTAAAGCAGAAAAAGAATACCAACAACTAACAAATGACCCTAGATATCAAGAACTACTTAAAAAATATAATATTAAACCAGTAGACTGGAAATAATAGTATAGTAGCTATATGGCTAAGAAAAAAGAAAATATCCAAAAGAAGATAGCTGAAGAGAATGCAAAAAATCTCAAAGCTCTTAGAGCTGAAGAATCACTTCAGACAAACATATCTGCCATATTGTTAAAGAGAGTCCAAGGACAAAAGAAATTAAATCAAAGCCAAAAGGACTTACTCACCGACATACAAGGTGAAACTGATTTAGCAAGTAAACTTACCAAAATACAAGACGCCAAACAAGCAATATTATTAAAACAAGCAAAAACTGGCAAAGATATAGGAAAAGCTCTACTAACCCAATTAGATGATTTGGATGAAATTGTTAGACGAGAGGGAAAACGGCAAGAATCAGCAGAACACTATCAAGAACTTCTTGATGACAGAAAGAAAACTCTTCAAAACATATTAGGGATAGATGATGATATAACTGCGGCAGTAGCTAAGGGTGGTGTAGCCGCTCTTGCTATGAATAAAGCATTTGAAAATGTTGGAGCATCACTAACCGCTCATGTAGATACATTGAGAGATATGGTTACTCAACAGGGGCTAAGTGGTGGAGAAGCCGTAATACTTAAAGGTAATATCGATGCAGCATCATTTAGTTTAACTGGAATGATGTATGGTTCAGAAGCATTAGCATCATCTGCATCAGCAATCGCTGAAAAGTTTGGTAATGTAAACGCAGCAACATCAGATATGATAAAGGGTGTTACTGAAGTAGCATCACTTACAGGAGATGCAGCATCGGCAACTGATTTAGTAAGTACCTTCCAAAATGCAGGAATGGAAGCTGGTGAAGTTGGTGACCATATAAAAGAATTAGCAGAAAAGCATGGTGTAAACGCCAAAAAGATGATGGAAGGTATGGGTTCTCAGATGTCTAAGCTGAGAGGTAAAACTCAAGAACAACTGGATGTTATATTAGAAGGTAACGCAGCTTTAATTAAGCAGGGTACTAATATGGAAGAAATTCAAAACATAGCAAATAATGTTTTGGATATCGAAGGTAATATGAAAGCAGCTGCTAAAGCTAGAGTGATGTTAGGTAGAGATGTTAATGCTAACGCTGTAAGAAGTGCCGCATTATCTCTGGAATCTGCTCGTACTGATGAAGAAAGAATAGCAGCTCAAGAAAGATTATCTGCAGAAATATTAAAAGGTGTGGGTGGACAAGAAGAGTTCGCTCAAATGACTGAAAAAGAAAAAGCAGCAACCGCAGCCGCAATGGGAATGGATAAAGAACAATTATCCGTTATGATGGACAAAAAAAGAGTTCAAGACGAACTTACAGAAAAATATGGAGCCGCAGCACCAGCAATTGAGATGTTAAAAGGTGGATTCTTTTCAGCTGTTAAAGGAGCTGGTAGTTTACTTATGGAGATGGGTAAGGTTATAGCGAAAACAACTATAATGAACCTAATGATGAATGGAAAGACTGGTCTAGGTGGTATGTTCACAGGAGCAGCTAACTCAGCAAAAGATTTAGGTAGTAAAATAAAAGGTGTTTTCTCAAAAGGTGGTGGTGGGGCTAAACCTGATTTGCCAGGTTTAGATAAAACACAGGATATGGGACCTAAAGTAGATAAAGGTGGTTCTAAAAGTGGTGGTGGGTTAAAATCATTAGCCGATGGTTTAAAAGAGATGGGTGATTCTAAAGTATTCGCAGGTATAGGTGCAGTTGCATTGGCAGGACCTGCATTTATAATAGCACTTCCATCAATTCCATTCTTATTATTTATGGGATTAACTCCATTAAAACAATTAGAAACTAACTTTAGTGGATTAGCAACAGGTCTTAATAGTATGGCATCCACATTTATGGGTTCATTGGCTGTAGCCGCATTCGGAATCGCAGCAATTCCATCTATACTATCAATTCCATTCTTATTATTTATGGGATTAACACCATTAGCACAATTAGGACCTAATTTCACATCATTATCAGTAGGATTGACCGCTATGGCATCCTCATTTATGGGTTCACTCGCATTAGGAGCATTCGCATTAGCAGCTGGGTTAGCAATAGCATCTATTCCATTCTTAATCGCTATATCATTATTAGGAATACCAGCATCAGCTGGATTAGGTGCATTAGGTGTTGGATTAACTGCGTTAGGAACGGCAGCCGCTAGTGGATTACCATTCTTAGGAATCGCATTAATAGGGGCATTAGGATTGGCTATGATTCCATTCGCAATCGCATTAAATATAGCAACACCAGCAATTGAAGCATTTGGTGGTGTAATAGTTGGGGTAATGGGAGCAATCCCACCAATCATTAGTGCAATAGCAGATGGGTTCGTAACTATGATGGGTGCATTATCTTTAGAAAATATTGGAGCATTAATGTTATTAGGACCGGCATTGATGTTAGCATCAGTTGGTATGGTTGCATTTGGAATTTCAATGGCAGTTGCATCAGCAGCATCATTCTTTGGTGGTGGTATTATAGATGATATAAGTGAATTAGCTATGATAGGACCTCAATTAGAACAAGCAGGTAGTGGGTTAGCATCAATTACACAAAATTTAGGTGAAGTAAGTGGTGTAATAGCAACATTATCAGAATCATTAAGTACAATGGGTTCAGTAACAACACCATTATATGGAGTTGCAGGTGGATTAATGAGTATAGCGGGTGGTTTAGTAACTATGGCTGGTGCTGGATTGTTAGCACTACCAATATTTGCAGCAATAGGTGGTTTAGCAGCTATCGCTCCTGTATTAGATGGATTAGGTTCGTTATTTGGTGGTGGTGGTGAATCCGAATCCACATCAGATAGTGGTGGTTCTGATATGATAGATTACGAAAGATTAGCATCAGTTTTACAATCACAACCAATAGTATTATCAATAGATGGTAAGGCAGTACAAAAGATAACGGCAGTACAACGTAGACAAGGTAAAAACGCAAGGGGATTTAGCTAATGGCACTTAAAGATATGAAATCAGATTTATCAAAGTTTAGAGTTCCTAAAACAACACCTTTGGATTCTAAACCAACAGTTGAGGTTAATAAAAACTTAAACAAAACACCTCTTAGTGGGTTAGTAAAATCTGCTCCTGTAAAAGCAACGATTTCACCAACAGAAAAATCTGGAGTAAATCCTCAAAAGATAAATCAAACTGAAAAGTTTAAAGGTGAAACTACTCCTAAGCCAATGGATAACTCAGAAAAGTTTAAGGGTGAAACTACTCCTAAGCCAATGAGTTTAGAAGAACGATATTTAGGACAAACCGACCCTAAGTTGGTAAATCAAACTGAAAAGTTTAAAGGTGAAACAAATCCTAAAGAAATGGATAACTCATCTAAATTCTTAGGTGAAACAAATCCTACTGAATCTGATAAGAGCTCTAAGTTCATAGGTGAGACAACACCAAAAGAAGCAAATAATCAATCACAATTCTTAGGTGAGACAACACCAAAGGAAATGGATAACAAAACTAAATTCTTAGGTGAAACAACTCCTAAAGAGGCAAATAACCAATCAAAATTCTTAGGTGAAACTACTCCTAAAGAAGCAAATAATAAAACTCAGTTCTTAGGTGAAACTACTCCTAAAGAAGCTGATAAGAGTTCTAAGTTTTTAGGTGAGACAACACCAAAAGAAGCAAATAATAAAACTCAGTTCTTAGGAGAAACTACTCCAAAGGAATCTGATAAGAGTTCTAAGTTCTTAGGTGAAACATCACCAAAACCAATGAGTTTAGAAGAAAGATATTTAGGACAGACAACACCTAATGAATCTGATAAGAGTTCTAAATTCTTAGGAGAAACTACTCCAACCGAATCCGATAGGAGTTCTAAGTTCTTAGGAGAAACTACTCCAAAGGAATCTGATAAAAGCTCTAAGTTTTTGGGTGAAACTACTCCACTATCATCAGATAGGAGTTCTAAGTTCTTAGGTGAAACATCACCAACTCCAATGAATATTCCAAATGGTGAAAGGGGTTTAGGTGAAACAACACCAACTGATTTTTCATTTAAAAAGAAATTGGAAAGTGAAGGAAAAGATTTTAAAGAAGTAAACAATCTTTCAGATATTCACTCAACTGGATTTAATTCTAAATTTGGTGGAGTAGAGGCAACTAGATTTGTGGGTGTAAATCCTAACAATACTGTATTTGATGGGGCTAGTTCATTATTTTCTAATACATCTGATAATACCTTTACTTTAGGTAAAACTTATGGTAAATCATTCAATGATGCCGGTGGTATGAATTCAGGAGAAGAAGGATTTGGAATTGGTAAGGGGCAAGCTAAGCGTAAATCTCCATCATTCTTAGATGAGCAATATAATAAGTTTAATTTAAGAGATGATGCATTCAATTTAGGAACATCCGCATTTGCACATCCATTAATCCTAAGAGGTATTCAAAGAAAAGGATTAACCAAAGGTGAACCACAAAAGTGGGGATTTGGATTTCCTATAGATGATGGTTTAGTTAGGGGTGGTATCGTAACCGCAGTTGATAGAGCAGTTGTTGATGTAGTGCGTTTAGGTAAGTGGATGATTTCAGTAAAAGGTTTATTGTGGGGTGTAAAGAACTTAGGTTTACAAGCATCCAACCCTAATGTAGAAACCATTACTGGAAAACGATTAACGAAGGTTTGGACTCCTATAAATACAATCGCTTCAACACTTGGTGGGTTTGCAGGATTACACCCACGCAGACATGGTATATTACCATTACCAGAAGCTGCTAATCCTGAAAAATATGAAACTGTACAAAAGGTTAAAAAAGTAGCTCAAGTAGATGATATAACATTAGGTATTGCGGGTACGGGTAATAGATTAGTTGGATTATACAATGAATCATTCCTTACAATTGGTGGTACAACAACATCTTCTACTTTTAAAGGTGCACCATTTTTAAGATTGCAAGGATTGGGTGGACCAAACTCCCTTTATGGTTTAATTCCAGGTGGTAGAGTTCCACATAGAGATGAAGATACTAGATTTGATGTATTCGATGGATTCACTATTCAAAATCAATATAGTGTAGTAGGAACAGACCCTTCAACGGGGCCAACAGCAGCTCAAAATCTAAACTTTTTACCATTTGATAGAGATAAAACACCATTAGGAAAAGAAGTAAAACCATATACTGAATTTAATAAGTATCCTGATAGAGAACCAACTTCAGACCCTAACGATACTACTAATAAAAAAGCTGGTATAACTCACAATGATGAGTTTACATATGGTGAAAATAGAAGTTCAGACTTAGAAGGTAGTGATTACGAAGGTACTGATTTAGGTCTTGCATGGGAATCGTATTCAACTGAGGGTAGACCATCTGATGGGGCATTGAATAGAGGTGTTACACACACCTCAAAGGAAAATCCATTCGAAAAAGTAAAAAATACAAATGGAACATCTCATAATATAGAAGTATTAACATCATCAGAACTTATCAAAGGATATGAAACTATAGCATATGGAAATATGCCTGATAGAGTAGCTAATGATATTGAAGTAACTGATTTTAGAAGTTTGTTAACAGGTGATGAATCCAAAAGAGCTACAAAAGCTGCATACACCGATAAATCACTACAAACTAGGTTTAAATTTACAAATCCTGGTAAAGTTGGAGCAGATAGAACAGATTATACTACATCTCATGCCGCTGACCCAATTCAAACATCGGGTATAAACGCAGCAGAGCAGGATGATTTAGTTAAACTAATATTTGATAAACATGGTGGTGGTTCTAAATTACAATTCAGAGCAACTGTTACTGGTATAACAGAAACATTCTCACCATCTTGGGATGGGATGAAATATAATGGTAGAGCTGACCAGGCGTTTAAATACGGAACATTTGAAAGAAGTATGAGTTTTAACTTCAAAGTATATCCAACATCTAAAGCGGAACTAATCCCATTGTATAAAAAATTAGAAAGATTATCCACAATGACAATGCCTAACTATGGTACAAATGGATATGAGGGTATTCTGTTAGATTTTACTTTAGGTAAATTATGGGTAAACCAATTATCATTCATAGATTCGTTATCATACTCATTTTCAGATGATGTACCTTGGGATATTGATGAACAGGCATCTATGGGTATAGATGTATCAATAGGATTAAAATTATTAATGAACGAATTACCAAAATACCAATCAACTGTTTATAATTTAGATGGGATGTAAAATATGGCAAATAGATACGAAAATATAGAACTATTAAGAACCGAATTGGGTAAACGTTTTAAAAAAACCATTAGATACCCAAAGATGGAAAAAAATCAAAATGATACATACATCATTTCTATACAAGGTGATAGATTAGATAATATGGCTTATAAATATTATGAAGATTCACGATTATGGTGGATTATTGCAAGAGCTAATTATTTAGGTAAGGGTGATTTAGAAATACCAATTGGTACTCAACTAAGAATACCATATGATTATCTAGGTATTTACAAAGAATATGTTCAACTAAATAAATAAAAAAGTAAAGTTATGAGTGGATTTGACCAAGGATTTGATGGTAATGTAAAAGCAGAGTTAGATAGGCGTGGTGATGCGTTAGAATCTCATGGTAAAGCGTGGAATTATGATAAATACGCATACATCACCATAAGGTCAACAGGTAAATCAGAAACTGTTATACAATCTGTAGAAGGATTTACAATAGGTGATGGTGCATCTCACAATCAAGGACCTCACATTGGATTATACACATCGGAAGATGGTATTCGTAAATTTAAACCTCTACTAAAATCATGTAAAATAACAAATGAAGGTGGTGGTGATTATACCGATTCATATCTATATAATATAGAATTCTCTTTTACAGTATTTACAATGGCTGACTTAAATGCAGCTGAAGCATCTGTTATGAGAGTAGGTGGTGAAATTGAAGTAAATTTCGGTTGGAAAGGATACGCTAGTGGTGTTAATACTGGTACAGTAACTGCTAATGTTTTCAATTATGATTTTAGCATGAATGAAGATGGTTCATTTGATTGTAACGTAAAAGCAATGTCAGCAGCAGGATTATGGGGTGGTGATGATTTAAGTGGAACTGCAGAAACCGATGATGGCGGAGAAACGAAAGAAGGAAATTTCTTATATGATTTAGAATGTGCGTGTAGAGATGCATTTGGATTAGCTAGTGATGATGGTCCTGATTCTGTTTCCGATTTGGGTGATAACAAACTTATAATAAAGCAGGGTGCTGTAAAAGGAATGCCAATAAAAGGAACATTTGGAGCAGCTGAATTAATTGTTGAGCCAGGATTCTTTAACGATGAGGAAACTTACTTATTTTTCACTACGTTAGGTACACTTATTAGATACATAAATAAAATGGGTGATGAAGAGGGTAACAAATATAAAATATCCTCAGATGCAGAACTCAACACATGGCCTGACATTAAAGAAATAGGTTCTTCAGACCCGAAAGATTGTTTTTTACCAGGTCCTCAAGGAAGTTATGGAGACCCTTCAGATGGTAGTAACGCTGCAAACTTTGCAAAATGGGGTACAACATTAAAAGAGAATGCTACTTCTGATGATTCAACAGATTTAGATAAAATAGCGTTATCATTTGATTATTTAACCAAAACATATAAGAGTATGGCTGATTCATCTAAAAGTGTTGGTGGATTTAAAAGTCCTGTAAAAATAGCAGAATACTTAAAAGCTATATTTGCGAGAATAGATGTTTTAACGGGTGGGTTAATCACATTAGCAGCAATACCAATGAAAGCTGGACAACCATTGCAACCTGATAATCAGAAACCACCATTTGATATTAACATAGTAAATAAAAAATTAGTTAGTGATGGTTCAAAAGGATTAACCACTTATACATTCGAAACATTATCAAAAAGGTCAATAACTAAATCAGTATCATTGAGTAGTGAATTTGATTCAGATTACGTTTTGATGGCAACTAAATCCAATATAGAAAAAGGTACATCTAATGGACATTATTTAACCAAAAGTAATGGCGGCCCATTTCCAGATAATCCCGATAGTGGAAAAGTTGTAGCAGGAAAAAAGACAGGCCTCGTTGATTTAGATGGTTTATTGAAATTACGAAATGAAATTGGAGATAAAGGAGCATCCCCACAAAAATTAACAGCATATGGTGATGCGTGTAGGGGTTGGATACAAAGAGAAGCAAAGGGTAATGCGAAGTTACAAAAGGGTAGATATAGTGAGATACAATATACATTAAATCTAAGTGTTACTATAGATGGTGTTTGGGGAATTAAATTTCTATCACCAATTAAGATAGATAGATTACCAGCTGTCTTTGCAGACCCTAAAGTAATGTTTAGTGTAACGGCAGTAAATCACTCATTCGATGGACAGGGTGGATGGGATACTTCATTAGAAACTGTAATGAGGATATAATTATGGCTAACGAATTCAAACGAAAAAGAATATATTATACAAAAGCACAGATAACCACTGGATTAATAACTAAGGGTGAAGAGTGGATGTTTGTAGATACTACAGAGTACATAGGGCAATATCACAGATATACTACAGGTGAAGTATTTTCAAAAGCAACATTTGTCGATGGTATATCAAGAGTTCTGATACCATATGTAAATATCAAAGCTATTGGTTTAGAAAACTCCGATGGTGTAAATTTAGCTAAATCATTTATATATGATAATGTAAAAACTTTAGATATTAAAAAAATGATGTTACCAAACCCAGATATTGAACCTGTTACAGATGATGATATGAAGAATGGATTTATGGAACGATACTTTGGATATAGATATGATAATAATTGTATCGAACTTAATAAAAAAAAGTTTAACCAAATTGGTTCAGAAGATGGGTTATCTGATGTACTCTATCTAAAGGTAAAACTTAAATGGAAAATTGGTGGACCGGTATATGATAAAAAAGATGAAAGAGGTAACATATTAGAAGCCGGTGTATATGATACAAACAAACGAACAGTAGCACTATATTCAGAAAAATACCCATTGATAAAATATAAACTAATGGATTATTTAGAATTCTATCAACCATAACCCTATGAATCATAAAAAAGATATCAGTACACTCGTATATATTCTATTAATGGTAACGTTTTTTATCTTTGGTATTTGTTAATAACTTTAACAAAGATTTAACAATTTCTTAACATTAAAATTTGGTAAATCCAGTAAAAAGTCGTATATTAGTAGTGTAATAAGGGTTGAGAGTTTAACCCCACTAATAATTAAAAAATGACAAAAATAGAAAAGTTCGAAAAATCAATTGAGGGTGTTAAGTTCACTCCAGCTCAAAAAAAGATTGTTAATCTAATCCTCAAAGGATGGGAAATCACAGTTGTTAATAAACACCATATGAGTGGTGGACAAATGATGTGGAAAGTTCCAAATTCAGATTACTTAGAGCATGCTGGTAAAGTTTACAAAGCATTCTTCAACGTTTTCTACCAAATCAAAAAACAAAAAGGAATCGAAGTTCCTACTAACCTATTTTGTAGTTAAGATATGAGTAGTTTAGATAATATGTTTGGGGGAAACCCAATAGAAGAAATAAACACAATTTTAGATGAAATGCTAATATTCGCTAAAACGGCGGGTAAGGTTACTGAGTGTGGAGTTTGCAAAAACACAAAAGTATATTTAGAAAAAGAATGTAAGGTTTGTTTGGATAACTCAAAATAAATTCGTATATTTACATATGGTTAAATTTCTAAGTAGTGGTAATATCACAATGGATAAGGTCTACATTCACCCTATATGGGAGAGTGAGGCTATACACCCTTGTATAGATGGGTTATCTATGTTATACATATACGACATAACCAACGATACAGAGCTTGTAATCAACTTAAAAAATATAGACAACCATACAACCACATTAGATGAGTTTACCTTTAAATTCAACGAATCTTACGTTTACGATAATAAATCATTCTTAAACATTCTTCAGATAGATAACTCAGTTGATGCAGGATTAATAAAATATTTACAATCGAATTCCCAACTCAAATCTTCCCCAACACCAACACATACGTTCTACCATCGTAGATTCGGTGAGTTCAAAGGAGTTAACAATCTTATTCCAATATCTAAACATATAGAAATGGTAAGAGATGTGAGAAATGAGTTCCTTCAATATTACGATTTGGGTTGGGATTCGGATTGTGTGAAGAAATTTGAAAATTTCTATATTAAGCCGCTAAACTTAGTGGAACGAAATGGGATACATACTACAAATGGGTTAGAGTGGACTCAGTATCATCCATATACAACAACTTCTCGTCCTTCAAACAATTATGGTGGTGTAAACTACGCTGCACTTAATAAAGATGATGGTAGTAGGGATAGATTTGTTAGTAGGTTCGATGGGGGTAAATTAGTACAATTCGATTACGATGCTTATCACCCACGTATTATTGGTAAGATGGTAGGTGAACCAATTCCAATGGATGTGAGTGGACACCAAACCTTAGCAGATATGTATGGGGTTTCTTATGGTGAATCAAAAGGAATAACGTTTAGACAATTATATGGGGGAGTGCAAGAGGAATATCTACATATTCCTTTGTTCTCAAAAGTTTCACACAAAATAGATAAGATGTGGATGGAATTTAATCGTAGAGGTTATATAGAAACACCATTAGGTAGAAAACTATCAAAAGAGAACCTAAACGATATGAACGCTAACAAACTATTTAATTATATGTTACAGGCAACTGAAACAGAGTTAAATATGAAGATTTTAAGTAAAGTAATGGAGTTTTTAGAAGATAAACGCTCAAAAATGGTTTTATATACTTATGATTCATATTTATTAGATATGCATTCTGATGAATTTGATAGTTTACAGAATTTAAAGATACTTATAGAGGGGAACGGATTCCCTACAAAGATAGAACTCGGAGATAGTTATTCTAAAATGAATTCTATCGATATAGAAACAACGGATATAATATGAAAGAATTTCTTAACGAACTAGCTAGGTTATGGTGGGTTGAGGTTGGAACAAACCTTACAGACCCGTTATCAGAAGATTCCATAGCAGGTTTACGAAAAATATTAAAAGAAGAATACGATTTCGATTCAGAAGTAATCGAATACATCGTAGAATCTGCAGTTAAAACTCCTTCTAATTTTCATTTAGGTGGAAATAGAGAATCAGGAATGCAGGTTGGAACAAATGATACAGCAGTATCGGCACATTTACATAGTGATGAAGATGATGATTTAGATGGTGCTATTGATTACGATGAACCCTTAGAAGAGGAAGAAACTGATGAAAAAGAAGATTCAGAAGATGAAGAACGACCTGATGGTGGCAATGATAAAGAAAAAGCTACAACAGACATTGAACAAAACGCTCTCACTACTTACGAAAAAGAAAAGTTAAAAGAGATTGATGATAAGTTACTAAAAACTAAACTTACCAATCCAACTACAGGAAACAAAAACCAAGTTAGTACATTATTAGGTAAAAAGAAATCAGACCCTGCTGCATATAAGGTAGGTAAAAACTTTTTAGGTGATAAGGGTGTATCGGATGATGAGATTGAAAAACAATCGGATACATCTATGGATACGCCAAAACCACAATCAGCTGATGAATCATACGAATCGGCAAAACAGAAAGTAAAAGAACTATATGGTGATGATGGCAAACTACTCCAAAACTCAGAAACTTCAGATGCAGCATTAAATAATGGGTATCAAGAAGGAGCTGATTGGATAGCACCAGGAAATGCTGGTTCAAACTTTAATGAGAATATGTCTAATGAGGCATCTCTAATCATTGAAAAATATCCTGATATCAATGAATCTGAATTAGCATCTATTATCTTTGAAAAGAGTAGAAATACTAAATTAGGTAAACAACAAAAATCTACAACGGTTGAATCCCCATCTCAAAAAGATAGAGGTGAAATACCATCAGATATACCAACATCTGAAAGAGATTTATACAGAGCATCTATTATAGCAGCCCGTTCAGGTGTAACAAAATCAAAAAGAGCAACTGATGGTACTAAATTAGCACAAGAAAAAGTTGGGTTTGGTAAAGAAACGAAAACATCATCATTTGGTGGTACTACTAAAGATTTAGAAAATCTAAAAAACAAAATCGATTCAGCTGAAAAGATATATGTTACAGATGCTGGAAAAGTAATAGAAGTACCTAAAGATGTAATGCAAGAATGGGTAGCTGGTTCAGGTGGTGGTGAAAACGCATCCGATACGGCAGTTATTACTGAAGATGAAAATGGAAACCTTATCTATGATGGTTGGAGTGATAAAAAAGGATTTAATGATATTCAAGGTAATTCTACGTTGAATGATGATTACACAAAACAAACCAAAAACATCAATTCATTAGAAAAAAGTGGTAGGGTTAGTAAAGAAGATGCAGCAAAAGCAAAATCCATCGTAGATACTTCTCAAAAACGAAGTGCCGAAATTGAAAAGAACTATAATAAGGCATCTTTTCAAGAAGGTAAGTTTTTAGGAACTTATAAGGGTGAAGATAAGGCCAGATTGGTTGATGAACTTAAAAAGCAAGAAGGTGGTTATAAATCAGCTGGTACAAAAAATCACATCGCTGATGCTATGAAAAAATATGGCGTTGAATCTCACGAAGAACTATTAGATAAACTTACGGAAGAAGTGGGAAGTGGTAAATCATCAGCAAATAGATTGAAAGTTATTTCTAGGTTAGCGGTGGCTGAAAAGAAGTTCCAAAAGGATAATGGTAATGAAGTTCCTGATGGGTTAGATACTAATAAGATAATATCTAAAGCTAGAGAAGAAGCATTATCACTTCAAATAGAAACTTTTGATAAACTAAATGAGATAACGGGAAAAACATCAACTGGTAAAGAGAAGCCATTGGGTGATATTGTAGGTTTCCAAGAAACAATAGATTTCTTACACTTAGATAAAATTAAAGAAGCCGATGAGGGTGATTTTAAACAAGTTTTAAAAAGAAATACTCAGTTAGTAATGGCAGGTAAGGATGTTCCACCGGAATCAATAAAAAAATGTTTAGGTGTAGATAATCTAAAAGATGCAGAAGATAACTTTAGTGTTGTTACTGATGAAAAAATAATTAAGAATAGAGAAAAAACAGTTACTACTGGTAAAGTTGTTTACATATATGCAGTTGACCAGAAAGATGGTAGTAGAAAGTTTATTGGTGAAAAAAGATATCGTTCAAAATCAGGTATAACGGGTAAAACTTCAAATACAATACAATGGTCGCCTGATATGCAGAAATGTTTTGATAAATAACGGAGAGAATGAGTGAGAACGCAATTATTATGTACGTTTACAACAGAATCTTCGTTTGAAGATTTATTAACTAAAATATTCGATGGGCATGAATTATTCAGTAGAAAGATATTCGTACTGAAATTAGAACCATCTAATGAATTAGTGATTAGTTATAATATTATACCAAATAGGGAAAATAAATTCTTACCTAATAGCATAATGGTACACCGAAAAAAAGAATCCAATACAATTTACACAATTAACGCTTTAAACCGATTAATTAAAGAATTGAATGGTGGTACGGAAGATAAATCGTATCAAGTAGAATGGGCAAACTATCGCAACTCAATCATCCTTACAGATGGTGATGGTTACAAAACAATGAAAACAAAATTGTTCAGAATAGTTGATGTTAATTAAAAAAGTTTAATATTTATAGTATATGAAAGAATGTACCTGTAACCAATGTTTATGTGAATCAAAAGAAGAGTGTAGCTCATCTTGTGGTTCAAACAATCAATGTACTTGTTGTAAATAAACAACAAAACATTTGGTAGTGTGGAATTTATTTCGTATATTAGTAGTATATTTAATGGTTATCTATGATTAGCGTAAAGTTCGCTCTTAGTAAAGTAGATACTCGGTGGTTTTAAATCCACTATAAAAAATTAAGACCAAGTCAACGTGTGGGTTTAAATTAACGTTGAAAAATAAAAAGTAAATATAATTAGGAAGTTACAAATAAATTTCGTATATTTACATAAGTAATAATTAATAATAACTAAAAAAAGTAAAATTATGGCAATTGACTTAAATGCAATCCGAAACCGTCTGGACAGTTTACAGACGAAAACTACAAAAACTGATAATCTATGGAAGCCAAAACCTGGTAAGCAACAAGTAAGAATAGTACCTTACGTTCACAATCCATCAAATCCTTTTATCGAATTATTTTTCCACTACAACTTTGGTGGTAAGAATATTCTCTCACCTCAAACACATGGTGAAGCAGACCCATTAATGGAGTTCGCTGACCAATTGAAATCAACTGGTGATAGAAATGATTGGAATCTTTCAAAGCAATTAACACCTAAGATGAGAACTTACGTTCCTGTATTGGTTCGTGGTGAAGAATCTGAAGGAGTTAAATTTTGGGGATTTGGTAAAACTGTGTATCAAGAACTACTTGCTTTCTTCGCAGACCCAGATTATGGTGATTTAACAGACCCAACAAATGGTAGAGATATCACTGTTGAGTTTAAAACCGCAAAAGAGTTAGGTAAGAACTATCCTGAAACTTATATCAGAGTTAAACCAAACCAAACTCCAATTACAGAAGATAAAAACGTTTTAGAAACTGTAAAAGACCAAATTGAATTACCAGGTATGTTTAAGAAATATACTTATGATGATATGAAAGGTTTATTGGAAACTTGGATGGAAACTGGTCAAGTAGGGGATGATTCTAAAGAAGAAGAATCTACACCAACTAATAACTCTACTCAATCAGCACCAGCAGCAGCTGTGAGTAACTCAACCAACACAGATGTAAAAGACGCATTTGAGGATTTATTCAATAACTAAAAACATTAAGAATGGCTAAAACAAATCGTGATGAATTATCATCGCTATTAGCTGATAACCTTAATAAGAAGTTCAAAGGACAAGCAAAAGTAGCTTACTTTCTTGATGGCTCCGAACAGACACCCACCGACTTAACCGAGTGGGTGTCTACAGGAGATGATATGTTAGATTTAGCTATATCAAATCGACCTAATGGTGGATTTCCTGTTGGACGAATTGTAGAGGTTACTGGTTTAGAAGCGAGTGGCAAATCTCTGTTATCAGCACATACATTAGCAAACACTCAGAAGAAGGGTGGTTTGGCAGTGTATATTGATACAGAGAACGCAATTAACCAAGAATTCTTAGAAGCATTAGGTGTTGATACTCAGAAGTTACTTTATGTACCTTTGGAAGCAGTAGAAGATATCTTTGATGCTATGGATTCAATTATCGAATCAATTAGAAAATCCGATAATAACAAATTGGTAACAATAGTAGTTGATTCTGTTGCGGCAGCAACTACTAAAGTAGAGATGGCAGCTGATTATGACCAAGCTGGTTATGCTACTCAAAAAGCAATCATTATCTCAAAAGCAATGAGAAAGATTACAAATCTTATTGGTAGAGAGAGAATATTGGTTGTATTTACAAATCAACTTAGAGTTAGATTAGGAGTATCTTTTGGAGACCCTTACACTACATCAGGTGGGAAAGCATTAGGTTTTCACGCTAGTTGTAGATTGAGAATGAAACAAATGGGTAAACTCAATTCTAAAGTTGGGGGTGTTGAACAAACTGTTGGTATTAAGACTAGAGTACAAGTTATTAAGAACAGAATGGGACCACCACTAAGAGCAGTTGATTTTGAAATCTACTTTGATAGGGGTATTGATAGATATGGTTCGTGGTTGAATACTATGAAAACATATAAGTTGATACAGATAAGTGGAGCTTGGTATACTTGGGTTGATGAATCAACTGGAGAAGAGATTAAATTCCAAGCTAAGAACTTCACTAACATCTTAGAAGAAAGACCAGAGGTAAAGGAACAAATGTATAAACAAATCTGTGATGCATATATCTTAGGATACAAAGAAGCATCCGAAGCAGCAAACACAGACACAACAAAACTCGATGAAGGACACGAAATCTAATTACAAAGAAATGTTTAATAAGCTATCAGAAACTCCCAAAAGGAACGTTAATGATAAAGTTATGATTGTAGATGGATTGAATTTGTTCATCAGATGTTTTGGCGCAGTTCCAACTCTGAATGATGATGGAGAGCACGTCGGTGGGGTAACAGGTTGTCTGTTATCCCTCGGCGCTCTTATTCGTAAGAACAAACCAACTAGAGTGTTGGTAGTTTTTGATGGTAAGGGTGGTTCTCAACGTAGAAAAAAGATGTATAAGGGATACAAAGAAGGTAGAACAGGATTAACCAAAGTTAATAGATTGGTTGGTTACGAAGATTTAGAAGACCAAGCAGAATCTATGAAACGTAACTTTAACGCTTTAATCAAATACTTAGAGTTATTACCTGTTGATTTGTGTTATATTGATTACATCGAAGCAGATGATATTATGGCATACGCTGCCAGACATATATTTAAAAAAGAAGTTTTGATAATTTCCTCTGATAAGGATTTCTTACAATTAGTTGATGATAGAATTTCAGTATATCTACCAACTAAGAAGAAGATGATGTTCAAAGAGGATGTAAAAGAGTTATATGGAGTTCCATCAAAGAATTTAGTATATTATAGAATTTTTGATGGTGATAAATCCGATAATATTCCTGGCGTAAGGGGAATCGGACCTAAAACACTAATAAATAAATTAGATTTCCTTCAATCGGATGGATTAACATTGGATACCCTATTAGAAAAGGTATCTCAAATGGATGATGAGAAACTGAAAAACAAAATATTGGAACATACCGATACTTTGAAATTAAACTATGATTTAATGCAGTTATCAGAACCAATAATGGGTTCAGCGATTACATCAAATGTACGAAATATCATTGATACACCAATCAACGGATTAAATTCTTTTGAATTCAAAAAAGAGTTTATGGTTGATAAACTATATACTGCATTTAAGAATGTAGAAACATGGTTAGTGAACACTTGGGGTGATTTGGATAAATATTCAAAACAAACCCGAAAATAATTTGGTAGTTACAATAATAAATCGTATATTGGTACAATATGGATAAATTCGGAAACAAATTTGGTACGTCATTTCAGATAAAGATACTTTCATCTCTATTATCAGATAGGATATTCTTACAACAGATGTATGATATTCTTAAACCTGAGATGTTTGATTCAGATGCTAATGAATGGATAGTAACGAAAACATTAAATCATTTTGATACGTTTTCACAACTACCCACATTGGATGTCTTTAAAAACGAAGTAGATAAGGTTGAGAGAGATGTTCTCAAATCATCTATAGTAGATAACCTAAAGCAAGTTTGGAACGGCTTAGAATCGGATGATTTAGAGTACGTTAAAGAACAATCTTTAGAATTCTGTAAGAATCAAACCTTTAAGAACGCAATCTTAGAATCTGTAGATTTACTAAGTGATGGTAAATTCGATATAATTAAATCGAAGATTGATAACGCTATGAAAGCGGGACAGGATACTGATATCGGACATGAGTACAAAGAAAACATCATTGAAAGATACGAATCAACTGTTAGAGATGTAGTTCCTTGTGGTTGGCCTGTTATCGATGAATTAGTAGATGGTGGTTTTGGTAAAGGTGAGTTGATAATATTTGCAGCTCCACCGGGTATTGGTAAATCTTGGGCATTGGTGAATGTTGGTATGGCAGCTGCTAAAGCTGGTAAGACTGTAGTTCATTATACATTAGAACTTAACGAAGGATATGTAGGGCAGAGATACGATTCAGTATTAACTGGAATACCCGTACCTAAACTTAAATTTGAAATAGATGAAGTACGAAAGCAGGTAGAAAAACTAAGTGGTGATATCGTTGTAAAACATTGGCCTACTAAATCTGCTGGATTGAATACTATGAGAGCATCATTAGATAAATTGAAGTTGCAAGGTAAATCTCCTGATTTGATTATATGTGATTACGCTGATTTATTAAAGGGTAATAGTAGAAAAGAAAGACACGAAGAGTTAGAAGAGATTGTTGAGGGATTAAGAGGTATTGCGGGTGAATACGAAGTTCCATTATTTACAGCATCTCAGATAAATCGTAGTGGAGCAGAGCAAGATGTTATTACTGGTACTTCTATAGCTGGTTCATTCTCAAAACTGATGACTGCAGATTTTGTAGTATCATTAAGTAGGAAGATTGAGGATAAATTAGCAGGTACAGGTAGATGGCACGTAATAAAAAATAGATTTGGACCAGATGGGATGACTTTACCTTCAAAAGCTAATATGAGTACAGGTAGGATTGATATCTACAACGATGATTCCATTGATGGTAAAAAAACCCAAAAGGATATGAACACTGGGGGTGAGTTAGTGAGAAAGAATTTGTTACAAAAATATAACGAAATGAATAAAGATATTGATTTCTAATCCATATATATTATAACCCACAACAACGAAATTAAAACAATAGAAGATAAAAATATGACACAATTATTTACAGAAAGAGTACCATTCAAACCATTTGAATATCCAATTTATTACACCGAAGGGTGGTTAAAACAAGCACAAGCATTTTGGTTACATACTGAAATACCAATGCAAGGTGATTTGAAAGATTGGAACGAAAATCTGAATAAATCGGAAAAGCATTTGGTTGGAAATATCCTTTTAGGATTTGCTCAAACTGAATGTGCCGTATCCGATTATTGGACAACAATGGTAACCAAATGGTTTCCTAAACATGAAATCAAACAAATGGCGATGATGTTTGGTTCACAAGAAACAATACACGCTACAGCTTACTCCTATCTAAACGAATCATTAGGTTTAGAAGATTTTGAGGCTTTCCTACACGAACCTGCGATTGCAGAAAAATTTGAATTCCTAACCGCTACCTCTGCTGATTGGACTCACGAGGATTTACAGAAGAATCCTACGGCGAGAAAAGAAGTAGCCCGTTCATTAGCGATATTCTCAGCATTTGCAGAAGGTGTATCTTTATATAGTAGTTTTGCAGTCCTGTATTCTTTTCAGATGAGAAATCTTCTGAAAGGAATTGGGCAGCAAATGAAATGGAGTGTAAGAGATGAATCACTTCATTCTAAAATGGGATGTCAATTATTTAGAGAGATGTGTAATGAATATCCAGAACTTCATAGTGAGGTTAAAGATGATGTACATCAAGCAGCAAAGTATATGATTGAGATGGAACATAAGTTCATTGATATGATATTTGAGCAAGGTGATTTAGAAAACCTATCCTCAGATGATTTAAAAGAATTTATCTCTAAAAGAGGTAATGAGAAGTTAAAAGAATTGGGTTACGAACCTACATTTAAGTTTGATGATACTAAAGCATCTAATTTAGATTGGTTCTACCATTTAACTGGTGGAACAACACATACAGATTTCTTCGCAGTAAGACCTACGGATTACTCTAAGGCAAACGAAGGTGAAGATTTCAACGATATTTGGTAAAATAATAATAAAAAAATAAGTTATGAATGATTTTGATAAATTGATTACAAACGTAATCGGATGGGCAGATGATAAAGGTATCTTAGTAAAAGATAACGCCCCCAAACAGATGTTAAAAGTTTTGGAAGAAGTCGGTGAAACCGCCGGAGCTCTCCTTAAAAATGATAAAGCTGAGATAGTAGATGGAATCGGAGATTCTTTCGTTACATTAATTATCTTATCAATGCAATTAGGATTACATCCTTCAGAATGCTTAGAAGC